CCACCGTAAAGTCATTTAAAGAACGGAATTTTGACCAGGCTATGTCATATAAACCAACCACACTAGAGGGGACACCTCATTTAAAAACAAAGGAGTACAGTATGAACATTGAAGTATTGAAAGACCATTTGAGCGAGGAAACCTATTCTGCCGTTGCAGAGGAGCTGAAAGACAAGGAAATTAAACTTGCAGACCTTTCCGGCGGTGAGTATGTATCCAAGAGTAAATATGATGCTCTGGAAACCCAGCTCAACAACACCCAAACCTTGCTGACAGACACCTCTTCCAAATTGGAAGCCGCTCTAAAGAATGAGGGCGATAATGAGGCTTTGAAGCAAGAGATTGAGAACATCAAAAACACAAACCAAACCGAGGTAGCAAACATTACCGCTCAGTATGAAGCAAAACTGAAGAATGCCGCCGTTATGGCTGAACTGACCAAGGCTGGTGCCAATGACCCCAAGGATATTATGCCCCATTTGAATATGGAGGCTATTACTGTTAGTGATAACGGCATTGTGGGGCTTGCAGACCAGTTAGAGCCGATTAAAACAGCCAAGCCCTATCTTTTTAAGGGTGACCCCAAGCCCGGTGCTAGTGGCTTAGAACACGGCAAGGGTGGCGACAATACAGCCGAGATTAACAAGATGAGAGCTGTTATGGGCTTACCTCCCATTAAGTAAACAATAAGGAGAAATGAATTATGAATGCTATTCAGACTATTACTAAGTACCTGCCTCTGTTGGACCAGGTATACGCTGTTGCTTCTGTGTCCGCTATTCTGGACACCCCTAATGCACTTGTTCGTGAAACTGCCGATGCTAAGACCGTGCTGATTGCACAGACCTCCATGAGTGGCTTGGGTGATTACTCCCGTGCCGATGGCTTTGTGTCTGGTGACCTGACCCTGACCTGGAAGCCCTACACCTTTGAGTATGACCGCGGCAGAACTTTCCAGATTGATGCTATGGACGATATGGAAACTATGGGTCTTGCTTTCGGCTCTTTGGCTGGCGAGTTTGTCCGTGTCAAGGTTACTCCCGAAATTGACGCCATCCGCTTTGCTAAGTATGCAACCAATGCTGGCACTAAGGTAGAGGCTGTTTTGACTAACAAGACTGCTGTTTCTGCTATCGCTACCGCAGAGGTTGATTTGGAAGAAAAGGAAGTTGCCTTGAACAACTGTGTGCTGTTTATGACCCCCACCGTTTACGGCTATGTCAAGGATGACACCGAGCATTTCCAGAGAACCCTGGTTCCCTCCGAGAACCCCAACCGCAACTTTGGCTCTTTTGATGAGATGCCCATTGCTAAAGTTCCCCAGAGCCGTTTCTATACTGCTGTTGATACTCTGTCCGGCAAGGATGACCAGGCTGCTGGTGGCTTCGCAAAGGCAGAGGGTGCAAAGGACATTAACTTTATGATTATTGACCGCGCCTCCGTCATTCAGCTCATCAAGCACGGCAAGATTCGTGTATTTGACCCCGATACCAACCAGTCCGCAGATGCTTACAAGGTAGACTATCGTATCTACCACGATGCTTGGGTACTGGACAACAAGAAGAACGGTATCTACTGCCACACTAAGTAATTTGGAGGTGCTAGGGTATGTACGCAGAATATGACTTTTATCTAAGTGATTATAAGGGGAGCGTCATACCCGATGCACCCAGTTATGATAGGGTTGCCGTTGAGGCAAGTGCGTTTCTTGACTATGTGACCCATAACCATATCAAAGACCTTACGGACGAGATGATGGTAAAGGTAAAACTAGCCCAATGTGCGATTGCAGATGTGTGTTATAAGCAAGAAAAGGATGATGTTGCCAATGTGGTATCTTCGGAATCCGTTGGTAACCATTCTGTGACCTATGCCGTGTCTAAGGTTGGATATAAGCAGAGGGAGCTTGAAAAGTATTCCAAGGCTAAAATCTATCTCCACGGCACAGGGCTGTTGTATGGGGGGCTGAGATAATGTTCCCCCATACAATCACTATCTACCACCATTTTATTGAGAATGGGGAAGATGTTTATGGCAAAAAGGAAGTACCAGGATGGTATTGGATGCACACGGCAGCTAATACCGGGGCTGGCAAAGGCACAGAGAGATCCGACACCTACAAAACAGTCGCTTCGCAGGCGACCACTTCCCAATATCGGTTGACTTGGGATGTATATGTTGGGGACAGAGTTGTAAAAGGCTCTGCCCCTGACATTACCTCTTGGAAAGACCTTAAAGGTGATGTAATGGTGGTTAAAGCCATCGAAGAGAATATATGTGGGAGTGGCGTGGATAATATCACGCTGATAGGCTGATGTTTTATATTTCTGTTGATTTCTCTGATGTGGAAACCATCTTGAAAAACCACGGCTTGCAAGAAGCCGGGCCAGTACAACAGTTTTTCACAAACGAGCTTATGAAACTAAGTGACCCCTATGTGCCATATAGAGGAAGCCCCCTAAAAAATTCCGCACACATGACCCCTAATTATGATGGCATAATTTATAACACACCATACGCAAGATACCATTGGTACGGTAAACTGATGGTTGACCCTATCACTGGCAAGGGTGCATTTTATGACCCCCGAAGTGGACGATTTTGGAGCAGACCTAAAACCGAAAAAGTCCTAACAGACAAAGATATGACATACACGGGCGCACCATTGAGAGGCCCCCGTTGGGTTGAAAGATGTTGGCTTGATAATAAGGACAGCATCCTAAAATCCGTAGAAGCCTTTATTGGAGGTATTAACCCGTGAAGATAATTGAAAGTGTTAAGAACTTTATTTTAACTTGTCCATGCTTAGCTGAACTAGCGGCTGTCAATGTTGACTTTCTGCCGGAATCCACAGACACATACTCCATTGAGGAAGTGCCTGTAAATTCTGTATTGCAGACCTATTTAGATGGAACACAAGAGCGCCAATTTGTTTTTGTGTTTGCATCTAGGTTTTATTATTCTGATGAAACCAAAAACAACATAGAGAACAGCGGATTTTATGAGGATTTCAGCGATTGGCTAGACGAGCAAACCCAAAACGGCAATTTCCCGGTAATGCGTGATGGGCTTTCCCCCTCTAAGATAGAAGCTATTTCTAGTGGATATTTGTTTGATGTGTCCGGGGATTTATCTAACGCAAGATACCAAATACAATGCCGACTAATCTACGATAAGGAGTAAAAACAATGAGTATGGAAAAAATCAAGAGAAGTCTGTTTGCCACATTCATTAACACCACCCCCGGCGGTGGTGAGCCTACCTGGTCTAAAATGGGTAAGGGCATCACTTCCCAGAATGTTTCCTATAACCCCAATGTGACCACGGAGCAGTATATTGACGAGGATAACGCATATTCCTCTGTTGATTCCTATGCTCCCTCTTTGGACGGCACACAGACCTGTTACAAGGGTGAACCCGTGTTTACCTATATTGATGGTCTGCGCCAGAAAAGAGCCGTTGGCGCTGAACTGGAAACCGAGGTGCTGTTTGTATATCTGTACGATGGCACAGAAAACGCATACAAGGCTGAAAAGAACGCTTGCGTTATTCAGCTTGGCGATTTCGGTGGAGAGGGTGGCGGCAGCGTACAGCTGACCTACACTATCGGTTTGAATGGCGACCCCGAACAGGGTACTGCAACAATTACTGACGGCAAGGTTACCTTTGCCAAAGGCTAAAAACAACGCCCACCTAGGCTAATCCCCTGGGTGGGCAATCTTTTGGAGGTATGATTATGGAAAGTTTACGCATTGAAAAGAAAGACATTTACACCATTGAGGTAAACGATAAGGGAGAAACCATAGAGTTTGACCTTGTGGATGTGGAGTTGCCCTTTAAGTGCGAAAAAGCATGGGCGGAAGTCAATAAGATTTCCAAGAATCTGCAAGGACAGCTTGTTATTATCAACAAGCAAGAAGATACCAAGCAGAACGGCAAGCTGTTGACTATGAAAGAAGAAAAGACCATTGAGGCATACCGCAAAGCCTTTAAGGAAATGCGTGTTGCTATGGATGGCTTTTTGGGTGATGGCGCTTGCCAAAAGATTTTCGGTGACAGAAACTATCTAGAGATGTTCAATGACCTATTTGATGTGTTGAAGCCCCACCTTGAAAAGATGGAGCTTACATCTCACGGCATTTTGGAAAGAATTAAGGCAAAATACGGAAAAAAGGATGATGGTGTGCTGAGATGAGATACCCAGAGTACGCAGAGGTAAAAGGAATTAAGTATAAGATAAATACAGATTACCGGGTAGCTTTGCGTTGTTTTGGGGTTATCGAGGACACAAACATAAGTGACCAAGAGAGAGCTTTAGCCGTTGTATTCTTACTCTTTGGGGAAGTCCCAATGGAGGATATGGAGGAATTTCTACGGATAGCTGGGGACTATCTCCGTTGCGGTGAAAAAGAAGCATCCCAAGAGGCTCACGAAAGGGATATTGATTTTAACGCAGACGAGAAATACATAGTCGCATCCTTTATGTCTGATTATCGCATAGATTTATCAAGTGTGGATATGCACTTTTGGCAGTATATCCAGCTTATACAGGGCTTTACAGAGGATTCAATTATGTCTAGAGTGCGAGATATCCGCAATTATGATATGAGTGAACTTAAAGACCCTAAGGCAAGGGCAAAGATGGCAAAGGCTAAAACATCTGTTGCATTGCCTGACAAATTCTCTAGGGATGAAAAGAAAGCCATAGAGGAATTTGAAAAACTTTTTGATGTGGGGTGATTACCCTTGAATGATGGCTCTATAAGAATTGGAACAAAGCTGGATATGTCCGGCTTAAAAAAAGAAATCCAGGCTTTGGAAAAGGAGCTTAAAACGGTTCAAAAAGAAGCCGATAAACTGAACCAAAAAGAGAAGAAAGTAACGGAAACTTTCTCTGCTGAGCGTGATATTGACAACCAGGTGGATAAAAGGTTTAGCCACAGCGATGACATAGATAAGCGTGAGGCAGAGGCTTTGGCACAAATAAAAGCTCAACAAGAGGAGCTTAACCAAAAGACCCAAGAGTACAATGCTATGCTTGAACAAGCCAACGCAAAGTTACAGCAACAGCAGGCAATAGCCCAAGCAAGCAAGGATCTAGATAGTGCCGTTAAATCCGAGGCTATCCTAGATAAGATTTCCACCCAAGAGGAGTATAATTCTCTTCTTGAACAAACACAGGCAAAGATGGCAGCCATTGAAGATAGGGCTAGGCAGATAGCCGAGGCTAATAATGTTAGCTATGAAGCATTATTGGCATCCAACCCAACCTACCAAAAGCTCAGCGACACTATGGGTGTTTTAACAAGCACCACTAGGGAGTTTAAGAGTGAGGCGGAGAGTGCTGGCAATTCTGCCAAGAAGTCCTTTAAGAACGCAAAGAAAGAAGCCAATGGGCTTGATGGCTCTATAAAGAAAGGCATTAAGACATTAAGCCGTATGGCCCTTGCTGTTTTTGGTATTCGTGGTGCGTATTCCCTTGTTAGACGAGCGGTGAGTGCTTGTTTAGAGGGTAACGAAGAGCTGAATAAGAAAATGACCGCCATTTGGAATACCCTAGGCACAATCATGGAGCCAGTTGTTACGGCAATGATGAGCGCCATATATAAGATATTGGCATATATCAATTACTTTGTAAAAGCTATTACGGGCATTGATTTTGTTGCCAATGCTAACGCAAAGGCTATTGCAAAGCAAGCAAAAGCAACCGATAAGCTGACGAAATCCACCAAAGAAGCCAATAAGGCATTGGCTAGTTTTGATGAGATGAATGTGCTGCAAGACAAAAGCTCATCCGGATCTGCTATTGATGCTGCCGCTACACTTGACCTCCCAGAGCTGACCGAGGAAGAAAGAGCAACCATTGATGGCATTGTTGAAGTGTTTAACAATGTCCGGGATGCAATAGAGGAGGTTAAGATTAAGTGTTCCGAGCTGAATGAGTGGTGGAATACTCTTGATGAAACAACACAAAACCTCATTATTACCCTTGGCATTGCTGGATTGGTTGGCATATTGATAGGTAGCATTAGTGTGGCTAGTGCGTTCCTTGCAGTAATTGGCACAATAGAAGCATTTAACCTTTTGCTGACAGGTGATACCACAGATGCGGTAGATGCCTTTATTATTCTGCTTGGTGTTGCTGGTTTAGTGGGTATCTTAATTGGTGGCACAACCGGGTGGACGGTTGCTGGAGCAATTATGGCTGTTGCAATGATACTAACTGGCTTAGTCCTATTGGTAGAGGGAGATACCACCGATGCAATTCTTGGATTCATTGCCCTATTGGGCGGTTCTGGCTTGATTGGCTACCTGTTAACTGGAGTAAAGGGTATGTCCGTTGGCATTGCTATTGCCTCTGTTGTTACCATATTAAATGGCTTTAATGACCTGTTAAGTGGAGATACGGAAACTGCGATAAAGGGCGTTATTAAAATTCTCACTGGCTCTGCCGGACTTATCTTTGCGTTTAAGGCAACAAAAGCTATAGTAACCGGGTCTACTGGATTGCAGGCGGTACTTACTGGGCTTCAAAGCCCACTTCTTATCGTGGCGCTTGGTGTTGCCGTTTTGTTAGCTGGAGTTGTTGAATTAAGTAAAAACTGGGGCAAACTTGACGGCGGACAAAAGGCTATAACCATTTTAGCCTCCCTTGCCGCCGCCGCCATTGCTGCCGCTGTAGCCTTTGCCGCGTTCCACACAGCCTGGTCTGCTGGTGCCGCCGCCATTGCTATCGCTGCTGGACTGGCTGTGCTTGGTGTGTCACTAGGTGGAATTTCAAGTGCGTTTGCCAAAAATGCCGTGGGAGATTCCGTTACAGCAACAGCCAAAAGTTTTGCAGATTCTACCGACTTCACAACCAACCCTATGCCAAAATTGGCTGTGGGTGGTATTGTCAACAGACCCGGCAGAGGTGTTCCAGCTATCATTGGTGAGGCTGGTGCAGAAGCCGTCCTCCCCCTTGAAAACAATACCGAATGGATGGATATTCTTGCCGAAAAGATTGGCGGTAATGTGACTATCCCCATTTATATGGACGGAAAGAAGATTGCTACCTATGTGGTGGATATCCAAAAGAAAAAGGCTTTTGCCATGAATGGAGTGTGATGGGATGTTTAGTGGAGAATTATTGCAGATATATAACGGCACAGGCTCTACGATAGCCTATAACGGCTCAAACTATCCCAACGGCTCTTATGTCCCCTTGGGCAAGAAAACGGCTTATAGTGTCGCATACTGCAAGCTGTGGGCATCCGACACAGGCAGAAGTATGACAGGTGAGAATAAAGGTACTTTGATTGGAATTTTCCCTAAGATTTCCGTATCGTTGGGCAGAATGAGTGAGGAAGATACAAGTGCCATTATTAACCTCACAATGCAAGCAAGAGCCGATGTGAAATATTACGATGTCGGCAAGAAATCCTTAGTAACTGCAAGTTTCTATTTTGGTGATGTTTCCGCTGAAATAGAAAAGCAGAAATCTATGTACCATAAGGGTATGAGTTTTTCCATTATAGCAAACAAGAAGAGGTGATACCGTGGGATTCAAAGAAGCCATTAACGAATACGGCAAACAGATAACGGCATCGTTTGGTTATCGTGGCGTCACTTACAAGGGAGAACAGATAATAAGTATGAACCCTCACTATGAGGGTTCAATACTTGGTACTGTTATGAAATGCCTTGATATTGAGCTTGATGGTGAATTGTTGGATGAAACCTCTGCCATAGTTGGGCTTGCCATAGCCGGAAAAGCTGTTGCTGGAGTTGATATGGTAACAGAAAACACTACCATAGTGTCTACCAAATTTGGCGTTAAGGCATCTAGTGACACCGATTATTCCTATGTTGAATTTGGCACATACATTATTAAGGAATCTAAGAGGGACGAGGAAAGCAAGACCATCAGCCTTGAATGCTATGACCTTATGCTAAAGAGTATGATACCTTATGACCTTTCCCTTGATTATACCCAGGGTGTAACAGTAAAGGACTTTTTGGACGCGATATGTGACCGCTTGGAGTGGAAAAAGGGTTATACAACTTTCCACAACTGCGATGTATTTATAGACGAGGAAAAGTACGATATAAGTGATACTTTCCGTGATGTTCTTGATGATATCGCAGAGGTAGCCGGAGGCACGATTGGATTTGTTGATGATGCGCTTACGGTTATCTATCCTACGAATAGCGGGGAAGTCATAGACGAGGAAAGCCTAAAGTCTTTGACGATTGGCAAGAAATACGGCCCCATAAATTCCGTTGTTTTATCAAGAGCGCCCCAAGAGGATAATATTTATAGAAAAGATCCTGAAAGCATAGAGCAACACGGCTTGACCGAAATACGCATTGAGAATAACCAAATCATAGATACCCACCGAGAGGATTTTATGGAGGGCATTTGCAATGCACTTTTTGGCTTGTCCTTTGAGTTGTATGAGCTTGAAAGTTTTGGCATAGGTTACCTCAGGTTTGGAGATATCTTCTCTATAAAGACCGCTGATGGCATAGAGCATAAGGCTTTAATGCTCTGCGATGATTTACAGATTACCCAGGGTGTTAGCGAAACAAGCAAGCTGGAAGAGCCGGAAATAACAGAAACGGATTACTCAGCGGCTAGTGAAACGGACAAGACCCTTAGAAAGACAATTCTTAGGGTAGACAAGCAAAACAACGAAATAACCGCCCTTGTTTCCAAGACGGAAAAAATGGAGAGTGAGCTTGCCGATGTAACAAAAAAGGCAGAGCTTATTATGGATGCTGATTCTGTGGATATAAAGATATCAGAAGCCATAAGTGGCATTGATTCCATAGAAACATCCACAGGATATACATTTGATAAAGATGGCTTAAATATCCACAAAAGCGGTGAAGAAATGCACAACACCCTTGATAACAAGGGTATGTATGTCCGCAAAAATAGTGATGATATTCTTATTGCTGATAAAGACGGAGTAAATGCTATCAACCTAACGGCAAGGAAATATCTCATCGTTGGAAACAATGCCCGGTTTGAGGATTACCCCAATAATAGGACGGCTTGTTTCTATATAGGAGGATGATTAAATGGCATCGAGTGGTAGTCTTTTAACAAATGGATGGTATAGCTCTAGCAAGGGTGACTATATATACCTAGAGTTTGCATGGTCTGTAACAAATACATCCATAGAGAACAACCAAAAAACAATATATTGGGAACTGCGTGGTAAGAGAAGCGCCTCCGGCTATGCTATGGCTGGTGGATTCCAGGTTGTAATTGATGGAGAAACTGTTTATAGCAAGAGTACGGATTATCGTATTGAGTTGCGGAACGGAACTATTGTTGCAAGTGGATCTAAGACATTCACCCACAAAACAGACGGCACACGGAAATTCTCTGTTTCTATTCAGGGTGCAATTTATGAGTATTCTGTAAACTGCAAGGGCAGCAAAGAGTTTGAACTTGATACAATACCAAGAGCAAGCTCCATAAGTTGCACCGAAACAAACATAGAGAGCAAGCCAACGATAACGATTTCTAGAGCATCGTCCAACTTTACCCATACCGTTACTTATAGGTTTGGATCGTTGACAGGTACGATAGCTGAGAAAACCAGCGCTACAAGCATTACAAGCTGGACAATCCCAGAATCTTTCTATTCCCAAATCCCAAACGCAAAACGAGGGTATGGAAGTTTGACTTGTATCACATATAGTGGTGGCACACAAATAGGCACATCCTCTTGTCCCTTTAATGTGTCCACGGACGAGGCAAAGTGTAAGCCCACAGTATCTGGTACCGTTGTTGATGACAACCCAACCACGAAAGACCTAACTGGCAACCCTAACGCATTGATTAGATTTTATAGCAAGGCACTATGTACCTTAAACGCAACACTTAATAAAGGTGCTGGTAGCTTCAAAACAAAAACTATAAATAACACCGCCATATCCGGCAATACCCTAACCATTGAGAATGTGGAAACCAATGTGTTTGATTTCTATGCGATGGATAGCAGAGAGTGGTTCAATTCTTATAAGAAAACGGACAACCCCCTCATTCCATATATACGGCTGACAAATGATGCCACGGTATATCGTGACGATCCAACAAGCGGTAAAGTCACATTAAAAATCGAGGGCAACTATTATAAAGGCTCATTTGGTGCAAAAGAAAACAGCTTAACCATAGAATACAAGATTGATGATGGCAACTATGTGTCTGTGACGCCAACCATAACGGATAACAAATACTCCGCAACAGTATCCCTAACGAATCTTGATTACACAAAATCATTTAACTTTGAGGTGGTTGTTAAGGATAAGTTGGCCCGTGTGCCAAAGACAATGACCTTGCAAAAGGGCATCCCGGTATTTGATTGGGGAGAAGAGGATTTTAATTTTAATGTCCCCGTGACAATAAATGGGGTAAATATTCTTGAAAAACTAGCTGAGCTTGAAAGGCTAGTGAAAGGATGATGATTTATGGGCCTTATAAAAAGAGAATACATAGACCAGGAAACCGTTATAACGGCTGACAATATGAACGATATCCAAGATGCCGTGATTGCACTAGAGGATGGTTTGTTCTCAGTAGACAATGACAAAAGCGGTGAGGTTATTACCATAACGGATGCCGCAAAAAGAGGCTTTAGGAGCTTGAATATCTTTGGCAAAACAACCCAAGATGGAACACCCACCCCTGATGCCCCGGTTGAGCTTGTTAGCGCCGGGGATAGTGGCAGCATTACTGTGAGTGTGATAGGGGATAACGATTCCCAAAAGCTAAACATCGCAACCCCAAATGGTCTGCCCGGCATTCCTGTTAAATCTGGCGGTAACCATACCGATGCCAACGGACAGCAATGGATCTGCGATGAGATTGACTTTGCAAGGGGCGTGTATGTGAAACGATGTGGTAAGCTATCCGCAAGCCAGATGAAATCGTCAACTCATCTGGAATTTACCAACTGTGTGAGAGTGGGATGCGTTTTGACGCCAAACAGCGTGTACTCTCCAAACGGTTTGTCACAGCATCTGCCGATGATTGGTGATTATACCCTTGACACACCGCATTTCTATGCACAAGGTAGTGTATTATATCTTTTCGCGCCTGTGTCTGCATTGGCAGAAAAAAGCGCTAGTGGAGTAATTGCTTGGGCAAAGGAACTGGGCATTGAATTTACTTATATCCTTGAAGCCCCCATCGAAACACCCTTGTCCGAAGAAGAGCTTGCAGCCTATGCAAACCTGCATACCTACAAGGACAACACCACGGTATCCAACGATGCCGGAGCGTGGATGGAACTTGAATATGTAATGGATGCCAAGAAGTACATTGACAGCCTTGTGACTGGTGGCATTGCCCCGGCAAGAGTAGAATGAGGTGATAGTATGAACATTATAGTTGATTTGAATTACCCCATCCAAGACGGCTTGGAGGTAAAGTTCCGTTCCCCTGTTGATTGCTCTCAAGTTACAGGCTTGATAGTGAATTACAACGGAGGCTCACAAGAGTTTATATTTGCTGATGCAAACGGAAACAATGTGGGAGATATTGACCACCTATTTGCCGAGGATGTGGTAGTAAAGGTTATTCTTGATGTTACCACAGGTATGGCTTTCGTACAGAACGCAGATACCAACGCTTACCTGGAGGGCAGATTTGCTGAGTTAGAGGATAAGATTGGTACTGGCGGCGATTCAACCGCCTTAAACGAACACCTTGATAACAAGGAAAATCCCCACAGCGTAACCCTAGAACAAATAGGTGCTGTCCCCATGTCCGAGATAGGGGATAAGGAAGAAATTTTCAAGGTGGCAACAAGGATATTGAGTGAAAACTATTATATCCAATATCCCGGTGACCCAAATGATGATTCTGCGGTTGAGGACACAGAAAGAAAGTGTTGTATATATTTATTCGGCAATGATGGTGGTAAATACGATGGCAAAACAGTAACCATACGCACCTATATGTATGGTGATATGGCGTTGATGGATAGGTATTTTTACAGGTCGCCAGAGCGTATATTCTTCCGTAATGAAAAAGCTAAAGATATAACTCCTGAGAGCATCAAAGATAATCCTGAACTGGGTATCTTTGAGTATCAGTACACATTTAATAACCCCCTTGATGGAGATGAACACGATGGTACACATTTCCATATCTCTTTCTGCGAGAACCCATATATGAGTCAGCCTGAAGTGATTGTACACAAAGGGTCTGTGTGGGAAGAAATTAAGAACCTGCAAAGCGTAGAGGGTTATGATTCTGCGGTAGTCGCAGCAACAGCAGTCCGTTATACGGCACAGTCCTTGACTGATACTCAACAAAAGCAAGCAAGAGACAATATCGGTGCAGTCACCTTGGCTGAAGTTCTGGAAGCGCTTCCTATCTATAACGGGGAGGTAGAAGAAGTATGAGTGAGCATAACATCGAGGTAGAAAGCGGAAAATCATTGCGCCTGAAAACGGCGGGAAAGTATTGTGACCGTGATGTTGTTGTTACCGCAACCGGTGGCGGTGGCGGTGACACAGAAGCTGCCTATCAAGAGGGGTTAGCTGCTGGCATTGAGCAAGGCAAGCAAGCCGAATATGATGCCTTTTGGGATATGTACCAGCTGAACGGCCAACGATTGACTTATAGCTATGCTTTTTCGGAAACATGGACAGATGAAACCTTTAATCCGAAATATGACATGAGGCCGACTGCGGCTCTGTCCATGTTCCAACGCACGAAGATAACAGACCTTGTGGCAGCATTGGAAAGGGCGGGAATCGTGTTAGATACAAGCGGTGTCACATCTTTTCTGTATTTCATGCAGGATACGAAAATCACGCACGCACCGACCATTGATTGCAGTCGTTCGCCAACAATACAGAATATATTTGCATTTAGCTATTATCTGCACACTATAGATAAGCTGATTCTGCACGAAGGCATCACGCAAATGCAGAACGCCTTTAATTCATGCCATGTGCTGGAAAATATAACCATAGAAGGGGTTATCGCTAAGACAATATCCTTTCAGTGGTCACCCCTGTCCGATGCTTCCGTGCAATCCATCATTGACCATTTGAAGGATCTGACAGGAACGACAGCCCAGACGCTGACGCTCCGTGCAACTGTGGGCGCAAAGCTGATTGAAGAGCAGAAAGCCACCATCACCGCAAAGAACTGGACTTTGGTTTATTAAGGAGGTAACGATGAAAACACAAATTATTGAACAGCGGATTTTGACCGCTGATGATGGCATGTATTTGACCGATGGGGAAACCTACGGCAAAACTGTGGTGCTTCCTGCCGATGCTGACCATTCCGTATGGCATGAAGTTACCGAAGACGAATTGCCTAAAGAAGAAGTGGAGGTGTAAGTATGTCAAAGAACGCAAGCAAAGTAATCGAACAGGCAAAGGCTTGGCTTGGTAAGAACGAATCAGATGGTAGTCACAAGGAAATCATCGATACCTATAACAGCCAAAGACCTCTGCCGAGAGGTTATGCGGTAAAATACACCGATGCCTGGTGTGCCACCTTTGTGTCCGCTGTGGCTGTCAAGCTGGGTTATACTGAAATCATTCCCACCGAATGCAGTTGCCCTAAGATGATTCAACTGCTGAAGAATATCGGTGCATGGGTTGAGGACGAATCCGTTACACCCCAGCCTGGTTGGATTATGTTCTACGATTGGGCAGATAACGGTGTTGGTGATAACCGTGGTGATGCTGACCATGTTGGCATCGTTGAAAAGGTTGAGGGCAACACAATCGCAATCATTGAGGGCAATTATAGCAATTCTGTCAAGCGTAGAACACTCGATGTGAATGGCAGATATATCCGTGGCTATGGTGTGCCGAAGTATGACACCGAGGCTGTGGTGGACAAGCCTACAACAACAAAAACGGAGGTATGTACTGTGGAAGTAAAGGTTCTTAGAAAAGGTGCAAAGGGAGATAATGTCAAGGCTTTGCAGATTCTCTTGATTGGTAGAGGTTATAGCTGTGGTAGCTATGGCGCTGATGGTAGCTTTGGTGCTGCCACCTATAATGCCGTGACAGCATTCCAAAAGGCAAAGGGTCTGTCCGTTGACGGCATCTGTGGCCCTATGACCTGGAATAAGCTCCTTGGCGTAAGTTAAGGGGTGAGTTAAATGGAACACTTAGAAACCATTGCTAGGGTCATTGGCTATATTACCACCATTGCCGGAGCGATTGCGATTGTGGCTAAATGCTTCAAGGAGCAAGCAAAAATCCGTGATGGGCAGAAATGCCAGTTAAGAACGGATATGATGAGAACCTATTACAAGAATAGGGATGCTCAAAAGCTCCGCCAGTATGAGGCTGAAAATTTCGTGATGATGTATGAAGCCTATAAGGCTATGGGCGGTAACAGTTTCATTGATGAAATCTATTCCCATGTAACCAAGTGGGATGTTGAAGCATAAGGAGGAATAAGCTATGAGTAACAAAGTTTATGATGTACTGAAATGGATCGCTATGGTGGTTCTGCCGGCAATCGGCACCCTGTATTTTGCTTTGGCTGGTATTTGGGGTTTCCCCTATGCAGAGGAAATTGTCGGCACTATTACCGCTGTGGATACTTTCCTGGGCGTTGTGCTTGGCATCAGTTCCGCACAGTACAATAAGAAAGCTGAATAAGGGTACGAAAAAGGGGAGGGCATTACGCTCTCCCCATTTTTTGTTTTATGCCGTTCTTTAATTAGTAAATTCTAGTATAACCTAGTCTGTCAAGAATGAAAGTGAAATCCTCTGCCTTTTGCAATGATGGGAAATGGTGTACCGCATATTCCTCATTATCCCACAGCTCAATAATCGTGTGAGCCGGGATGCCGTCTGCCATTGAGCATACTGTGATTCTGTAATCTTTCATTGGTCTTTTCTCCTTTCTGCTTGTATCAATCATTAAGACGCATATTCACCTGTATATGAATGATGTATACAACAATTAAAGTTAGATTTTAAGGAAAACCTTTAGGTGGATATCGGTTTTATCGTGTCCTTTATCGGTGGTTGCCACCTCTACTCTATCTACGATTGCCTTTAGCCGGATGTTCTTTTCTTTCGGTGTAAGGCTGTCATCTTTTAATGCTTGGATAGCATCCTTTAGCTGAATAATTTTCTCGTCATAGTCTACGGCATTCGGTAGTGCTGCCCTGGCTTTTTTTAGCCTATCCTCACACTCACTCATTTTCTGCCGAAGCACGGCATTTCTCTTATCGAAAAGCTCCTGGGTGTATTTCTTTGTTTCTAGTAATTCGTACTGCGTTTCTTCTTGTTCGTGGTATCCGCGCATCTCGTCCTCAAGGCGCTTAATCATTTTCTGTTGGATGGCGATGCTGTTCCCGGCGTTGTTCTTTTGTAGCGCTTCCAGGTTCGGCAGCTCAGAGTATTCAAGTGAAAGCAGCAGAGCCTCTTCTACCGATTCATACAGTACGGATTTGAAATGCGGTGGCTTTGTTCTGCATTCTACTCTTGGCGCTCTTCTGCCTTGGAATTTTTGGAGGAACAATGCCTTTCCACAGGTGGCACACTTGGTAATACCAGCAAGAGGATTCTGTAATTCTCTATCCTTTTTTGCCCTTGGGTGGTTGTTTAGCATCTCTTGGGCAGCCATAAACAAATCGTGGTCTACGATAGCCGGGTGTTTGCCCTCAGTAACAAGGATATCCTCTTTTTTGGCTAATGGTCTGCTTGTTTTCACCTTGCCATCCTTAATGATATTGACCGTTCTTTTTCGTCCATAGTATACTTTGCCGTCATAATGCAAATTGCCAAGGATTTTTCCAATGGTATTAGCATTCCAAGTGGCACAGTATGGGGGCTTTACTCCCATTTCGTCAAGTCTATCTGCTATTTTCTTATAGCCTATTCTTTCATTTACATACCAATCAAATACCATTCTAACGGCATCGGCATCCTTATTAGGAACTAGGGTATGGTCTTTGCCCATTGTTACCTTGTCATATCCAAAGGGAGGTTTACTGCCTATGAAATTTCCCTTTCTTATAGATGCATCTCTTCCTCTTTCAAAAGCTGCTTTCACATAATCAAGGTAATCTCTGCCTCGCATAAGCTCAGCCTCAAAAATCTTGCAATGCATTTTGTCCGTCATATCGTATGTCATTGCTTGGGTGGCTATAAGGGTTGAGGAGTAAGTAAACATCATAATTAGCCTACCGCAATCCTGAAGTGTGCCTCTAGTCAATCTTTGGGGGTCAACAACAAGAACTCCGGCTACCATTGGATCTTCTATTCTTCTAAGAACCTTTTGAATCTCTTCTCTTTCTTCTAGGCTCTCTCCGCCGGAAACAACCTCACGGTATATGCAATCCTCAGGGATTTCTCTGCCTAGCTCACGCCTTGCCCAATCTTGGAGGATGCCCTCATGCTTTGCAACAACCTCTAGCACACTTTCATTTGGATCGTCTTGCTGGGACTTTCTTAAATACATCAGCCATATTTTATTCTTTAATTCTGGTGTTAATACATTATATGGATATGGCAATAAAAACACCTCCTTATATTTTTTAGTTTCCTGACAAAATGCGACAAACATTTTTTATCACTTATGATAATTTATCTTCATAAGTGATAACGATTTATCACTTATGTGTATTGATTATTGCTTCGTAAAGTGATAGTTTTTTATTAGGCTTATAACTCTTGATAAAAGTTTATCACCTTTTGACCAAATTTTATCAAGGGCAACACCAAGTTTTATCACCATTTTATAAAATTTGAGCAATTTACATTTGCTTGCCGTGGATATATAATCCGCCTATAAATCACACAAAGGAGTGTGCGTTGAATTGCTAAAGCAAAAATCATTTTTTGCGAATATTAAACTGTCCAATATAACGGACACAATTCGACAGATTTCTATTGACTATTCAAAAAATTTAGCCTATACTGATTTTAGAACACTTGTTCGGTATCGTTTAACGGAAGAGGGGAATTAGAATTATGAGCCAAAATGAAATTGAATTATTTAATATGTTATATGAAAACGATTGTGCAGAACAAAGTGTGCTAACGGCAATTAAGGTTTTTGCTGCATTCTTAGAGCAACTCGCAGAAGATCCAATGCCTCTGACTGTTTATCCTCTGGAATCTGCCTAAATAACTGTAACACCAACTTTTCCCCCTCATTGAGTTCGTCCTCGGTGTGGGGGACTTTTTTTATATCCGGCTGTGCTTGCTTCTCCATTGGGACATCGTAACCCATTAGCCACACTGGGTCAACATTAAGCACCTGGGATATTAGAAAGATTTTATCCTGCTTTGGTACATAGCGACCACTTAGATATTCACTTAATGTGCTTTTGGATATTCCTGCTTTTTCACATAAATCTGCTTGCCTCATATTCCTTATAGACAATGCTTTTCTTATTCTAACGGAACAAGGCTCTGATATTTTAGTATTCATTTAATTATCACCTCCTCAATGTCCATTCTAGCATTGAAATTTTAGGAAATCAAGGGAAAGTTCGTGTTGCAGAAAAAATTTTTTCGCAAATACGAAATTTCCTCTTGACAAATAGTGACAAGGTATGCTACTATTGGTTCGTAAACACGAACACGATTCAACAAGGAGGTGAAAAAAGTGGTAAAAACAGTATTTGACTATTCGGAGTTGCTTGGCAAGATTAAGGCGCGAGGATTTACCCAGGAAACCCTAGCCAAACATATTGGAATGGCTAATTCCTCAATGAGCCTAAAGCTGAATAACAAGGCTTATTTTAGGTTTCTTGAAATTGTTTCCATTTGCGAAACCCTGGGTATTGAGTTGGATGATATTGGCAGATATTTTTTTGCTCAAAAAGTTCGTAAAGCCGAATAAAGAAAGGAGGAGGTGTTCTATGGCGGAGAGTGATTGGGTAACAGACATTACCCCCGGCTATAGAACCAAGATTATTAAGGTGGGCAATGCCACCATAGAAATTAACCGTCCCATCCTAAACGATGAGGAGCGGAAAAAGGCAGAGGAAAAAGTAATACAAGCCCTAAAGTGCTTCGGCAGGGGCTAAAAATTAAAAGGAGGCAATTTATATGGCACACAAGATAGGCATTAGCAAGAGTGAAATGCTCCGTATGAGAGAGCAAGGGCTTAGCAACAGGGATATAGCCAAGTGCTTAGATATCCACTTTGCCACAGTCTATAACTATATCGGACCGCAGGGGGGGGCGCATGGAGAATCTAGCAGCCTTTGACGAGCCAAAACCTAAAGAGGTCAAAACACCCAATGAAGAAACAAAAGCTCCTCTAAAAGCCGTGGACAGCCTTGAAATGATATGTGAAACGGTTAGGAGCGCTGACGGCACATACCAAGCGGAAATTGAGTATGAGCTAGAAGTTGTTAAACTGCTTGGTTCTACTATCAGCTTTGGTGGGTTGGCAGAGTTGGCAACATTTATTATCGGTCTGGCGGGCCGAGTTGATAATCATTAAACAATTTAAGGAGGCAAAAATTATGTTGTATGTTTTGTTGATTTTGGTGGTTGCCCTGGCAATGGTAAGCGGTGTTGAGTACGCAATGCTTAGAGTGGCTAAAGCAGAGCATAAGGCAGAGGTGGCAAGGCTTAAATACGCCAATGTTATTTTGGCGCGAAAAATAGAAAGCCACAACAAGCTCAACAGCATTAAGGAGGGAGTTAACAATGAGTAAATACATTGACATTGTGTTAACGGCAAATGGTGTGTTTTGTGTTGCTCCTCCGTGGGTTGTTAAAGTGGGTGATTTGGTTTGCTTGCCAAATGGACTAACTGGCAAAGACGAGATGTTGGAGGTTGTTTCCGTTTCCACGGATGGCGTGGATGGTGAGCATATCAAGCAGATAGAAAAGTATATCGGTTATCCGTTACCTAGAATCACGGCAAAGTATTTGAAAAGTGAGGTTGAGTGGGATGCTGTTGATAATGACCGATGACCCGGAAAGAGATGCCGACCGCTACATGGCAGCTCAGGATCTCTGGCTGGCAAGGCGTCCCCAATGTGATTGCTGTGGTAACCATATCCAAGAGGAACAGGCTTTGCATTATGTCACAAGAACCATTGACATTTGGCTCTGTGAAGATTGCCTAGATGACAGTATGGAATATATCGAGGAGGACTAATGAAAGAGTTTAGAAGCGGTGTGAGTTATTACACCAAAGGCACGGTAGAGATATCGTTCCCTGAGGATGATGTGTGCTGTTACCGCTGTCCGCTTATGTATACGGAATATGGCTCAAAGCGTGAGAGGTGTGGCAGAACCGGGGAGATTTTGCCAGCCCCTAGAGATATGGTTGGCTTTGATTGCCCTTTGAATTTTGGAAATAAGGAGAATGACGATGGATAAGATGGAAATTTGGCAAGCCCTAGAAAAGACGGCAGACGAGGCTAAGAAGCCCATTGAAGCCGGACGATTAAAGGGGTTCACGGATATTAACCCTTGTTGGAGGATGAAACGGCTTACAGAGGTATTCGGCCCCTGTGGTATCGGTTGGAAATATCATATCTGCAATTCCTATGTTTTACCTGGCGGAAACGATGAGGTGGCTGCCTTTGTCGATATCCTCTTGTATTACAAGAAAGATGGGGAGTGGAGTGAGGGTGTCCCCGGTTTGGGTGGCTCTATGTTCGTGGCAAAAGAAAAGAATGGCCCCCATACAAGTGATGAGTGTTTTAAGATGGCGCTCTCTGATGCCATTGGAACGGCTTGTAAGGCTTTGGGAATGAGTGCCGATATTTACTTTTCCAAAGACAGAAGCAAGTACACAACGGCACAGGATACCACTGAGGTGAAGATGGAAACTGTGCAAGATGCTGCCGGGTTTGTAATCACCTTTGGCAAGTACAATGGAGAAACCCTGGGGAACATTTGGAAAACCGATGGTAACTATATTGATTGGCTTTGGGGCAATGAAAAGACAGACCCCATTATTAAGAAAGCAATTACCATTCTGTCCAATGCCGTGAGGGGTGGCAAATGAGAATAGAGGATGTTAAAAACCCCAAATGGATGATGGATGCTACGGGGGTTTGGGTATCGTTTCAAGTACCTAGCCCCACGATAGCAAGAGGCTTATGTGAAAAGCTAAAGCAAGGTGTTAAGTACATCCTTGACATAAAGCAATTCCGCAAGAAGCGGAGCAAAAATTCAAACGATTTTCTGTGGGAACTATGTACCCAAATATCAGAAACTCTTGCAAGCTCCTACCTATATGTGTCCAAGGAGGATATATACCGAAAGCATATCAAGATAGCCGGACGATGCGACTTTATTGCTGTGCCGGATAGAGCGGTTGAATCCCTATTGGACGGATGGGAGGGCAAGGGCATTGGATGGTTCGGTGAGGTGGTTGACTTTATCCCAGGCAAGGAAATTGATGGTTGCAAGAAAGTATGTCTGTATTACGGATCTAGTACCTATGACACGGCAGAGATGAGCCGCTTGTTAGGGTCAGTTATCCAAGAGGCACAAGATATGGGCATAGAAACCCTAACAGAGAGTGAGAGGGCTTTATTGTATGAAAACTAAACGAGCCAAAGCCTGTGACATTACCAAAAAGGTAAAAGACATTGTATGGGAGCGTGATGGACATAGATGCATTATCTGTGGGAGCTATCAAGCAATGCCAAATTCTCACTATATCCGAAGAAGTCAAGGCGGATTGGGCATAGAGGAGAATATCGTTACGATGTGCCAACGATGCCATTATATGTATGACCAAGGCGGCGACCGTAAAGCAATCGCAACCTACACGGAGAAATACCTCCGCAGCAAATATCCAAACTGGAATCCTGAAAAACTTATTTATAAAAAAGGAGATTATTAAAATGTTGAATCATTCTGTTATTATGGGCCGTTTTGTGCGTGACCCTGAAATCCGTAGAACCACCTCCGGCAAAGCCGTCACCTCTTTTACTATTGCTTGCGATAAGCCCGGTAAGGATAGCGGTGCTTCTTTCATTGAGTGCGTGGCTTGGGATAAGACGGCTGAATTTGTCAGCAATTACTTTGCCAAAGGCTCTGCAATCATCGTAGAGGGCAGATTGGAAAGCAGACAGTACGAAACCAAGGACGGACAAAAGCGTACTGTGACCGAGGTTGTGGTTACCCAGGCTCATTTCTGCGAGAAGAAGAAAGAAGAATCCACCAAGGAAGATGCTCCGGCAGACTTTACTTTGCTTGACAATGATTTGCCCTTGCCCTTTTAAGGGGGTGAGGGAATGGCTGTAAATTCAAAACGCAAAGGTGCGGCTGGAGAGAGGGAGCTTGCTAAAAAGCTGAACGAATACGGCTTTGAAACTAGGCGCTCCGTCCAGTACAACGGCAAGGCAGACGATGGCAAGGCTGACCTTGTAAACCTACCGGGCATACACATTGAGTGCAAGAGGGTTGAACGGCTGAATGTTAGTGAGGCAATGACCCAAGCCATAAACGATGCCAAGGGTGAACTACCAACAGTATTCCATAGGAAAAACCGTGAGGGATGGCTAGTCACTATGCGTTTGGATGATTGGATGAATCTTTATAGGAAATATGAGGAGGCAGAGAAATGAAAGAAAGAATTTTGCGACACCTGATGGACTACGGAACTATCACTAGTTGGGAGGCTATCAAGGAGTATAACTGCACAAGACTTAGCCACTATATCTATCTGCTGAAAAAAGATGGTTATACCATTACCGGGGTAAACGAGCCGTTCACTAATAAGTATGGTGAAAAATCCCACTTTACCAGGTATCACCTGGGGGTGGTCTAATGGCGGACAAGAAATATTATTGGCTGAAACTGAAAAGGGATTTTTTCAAGAGGCACGATATACGCATTATTGAAGAGATGCCCAACGGCAAGGAATATCTCTTGTTTTATCTCAAGCTCTTAGTTGAAAGCATAGACCATGAGGGTGAGTTGCGCTTCTCTGATACCGTACCCTACAACGAGCAAATGCTGGCGGTGATTACCAATACAAACATTGATGTGGTTAGATCCGCAATGAAGCTGTTTATTGAGCTGAAAATGATAGAGGTACAGGACGATGCCACTATCTATATGGCGGAGGTAAATAAGCTGATTGGGAGTGAGTGGACGAGTGCTGAGAGGATGCGTAACTTGCGGAAAAAGAAGCAAGCGTTACTTTGTGACACTAATGTGCGAGAAAGTGACACAGAGAAAGAGATAGAGAAAGAGATAGATAAAGAGAAAGAAGATATTAAACCGCAAAAGCGGTTTGCCAAGCCCACCCTTGAAGATGTCCAAGCCTATTGCCGGGAGAGAAACAAGGGAGTGGATGCCCAAAAGTGGTATGACTATTACTCAGCTAACGGATGGAAAGTTGGCAAGAATCCAATGAAAGATTGGAAAGCAGCCGTTAGAACATGGGAGAGGAGCGGTGACAATGGACGGTCTAGGAGAACTGATTTTACGCCATATCCCGATGAATATTGATAACACCTATGTGGGTGAGGATGGGTTGTTGTACTGTACCAAGTGCCACACAAGGCGGTGTACCAAAGATATTGTAAAGCCGTTTGGTAAGCGGATGCCTGTGACTTGCGAGTGTATGAAAGAGGAAGAACGCAAGGCAAAAGAGGCAGAGGAGCAAAAGGAAAAGCTGAGAAAGTTGGACAAGCTCCGTGGGGCTAGTTTGTTGGGGGATAGGTACAAGGACACCACCTTTGACAAGACGGATTTGAACCGCCCAGCGGACTTCCAAAAGGCTTTTAAGAGATGCCAAGATTTCTGTAAGGTTGCGGACAAGGCTCTAGAGAATGGGTATGGGATGTACCTATACGGAGATTCCGGCACAGGCAAGACCCACCTAACCGCTTGTATGTGTAATGAGCTAATGTCCAATATGCACCAATGTTTGTTTACTAATTTCTTTGAAATATCCAAGTTGATTAAATCAACCTGGAACGGCAATACAGATTCTGAGGTGGTTGTTAGGCGGATATGTGAGGTTGACTTCCTATTCCTTGATGATTTAGGCACGGAGGCTCTCACAAAGAACGGTGAGGATAATTGGTTACAAGGGCAAGTGTTTGACATTATCAATAAGCGGTACAACAACAAAAAGCCCACGATATTTTCTAGCAATTACTCTATGAATCAGCTTATCACAGACCGAGGAATGATGGCAAAGACCGTTGATAGAATCGGTGAGATGTCCACGGCAATGATTAAGCTGTCCGGCGAGAGTTATAGACGGAAAGGAAAAGCGGGGGAATTTTAGCCCCCAATATGAAAGGATGGCAGAAATATGATTGCAATTATTAAGATGCGAACCTATACCAAAGTCACAGTAAAGAATAGGCTGATTGATGGCACGGGCTATGTCCGTATTGTGGCTGAAGATGGAACAATTTACGAAACGCATTTGTCTAATGTGTGCTTTATTGATGAGGGAAATAGCTATGGCAAAGAATGATTTTTTAGCACGGCAAGCAGCAATACAAAGGGGATATTTTGATATTGGGTTGCGGAGTGGCAGACAACAGATAATTGATATGGTTTCCCTTGTGTTGCGCGACCAAGAAATTATGGGTAGGGACACTTTCGGCAAGGATCGGCTTTTGAAAGTGATTAAGGGAATTGGAGGGTACATAGATAAGTACCAGCTTGCTTGGGAAAAGCACGATGAAACCGATTATTGGAGAGAAAAATTGGATGCAGCTTTAGCGGAGGCATACGGTGAGAACCTACACGATAGCTTCCTGCAAAGATATGAGTTTGCCCCAGAGTTTGACTATGTGAAAGGGAAATGGAAGTAACTATGGAGGAAAAAAGAAAATTTGACCGGGCGTGTAAAAAGTGTATCTATTTTGGTTGGATAAACGGACATATAGGATGCTGCAATTACATATTCAAGACTGGACACAGCAGACCGTGCCTACCTGGTAAGCATTGCACAGTAAAGAAAACAAAGATAAAAAAAGGAGAAGAAAGATGACGCTAGGGATTATTCTTTTTGCAATCGCAATACTGCTAATTGGTGGGGTTCTATACAGCGTGTTCTGTTACGCACCGGGACACGATAGCAGAAAAGAGGAGGAAAAAGAAAATGGTTGATAGATGCGTCATGTGTGGTGAGATTATTCCAGAGGGTCGGCAGATTTGCCCTATTTGTGAGAAAGGAGAAACAAAGGTGGAAAGCCAAAAGTGGATTTCAGTCAAGGAGAGGTTGCCAAAGAAAGACGGGGATTACCTCTGTTACAAGAAATCTGGTCTGTATGAAGTGTTTGGTTTTGCGAAAGACGGCAGAAAAAAACATAAATACGACTTTTTTCGTGACTGGAAGAATGTTTGGTTTTTCTATGCCAGCGAGTATGGATATGTAACAACTGATTCCGTTACCCACTGGATGCCCCTACCAGAGCCACCGAAAGGAGAATAATTATGGAAAACAAGAAATTAGGCAAAGGTGTAAAGTTTGAGAGAATCCGCAGAATCACAGGCTATTTGGTCGGCACACTTGACAAGTGGAACGATGCCAAGAAAGCAGAAGAAAAAGACCGAGTAAAGCATGGGGTGAAGAAAGATGGCAAGTGAAAATATGGTAACAATTCCGCTTGATGAATATATCGAGTTGCGGAGAAAAGCAGAAGAAAATCTGTACCTTGCAACACAGCTTGGTCAATTCGAGCAAAGGTTAAATAACTTTGATGAAAGACTGTGGAAGTTGGAAAGTAGGGGTTGAAGATGGCAAACGAAAAGCGGTTGATTTATGCCAATGCGTTGATTGCTGAGATTGATGAGGAAATGAATCCTTTGTTTGATCTCACAAATCACTACAAGGCGGGTTATTGGAATGGGTTAGTTGAGGCACGAAGAATTGCGGAAAGAATGCCCACCGTGGATGCCGTGGAAGTGGTGCGGTGTAAGGATTGCGACAAAAGCAAGCGTAGTCCGTTGTTTGGTAGGGGTTGGCGATTTTGTAAGAATAATCAGCAACACCATAAGGACGAGCATTTCTGTTCCTACGGAGAAAGGAGAGATTGATATGTGGAGTTTATCACTACTTACCTTAAACCCTTACAAGGCTTTAATGGAATATCACGAACGGAAAAGGAGAGAGGGAGAATGACCGAAGAAAGCAGAAAGCGGAGAGATGCTAATATTAAGAAAAATTGCGGTTCTTGCATACATAAGGCTGTTTGTGGTTGGAAAGGCAGATATGAAATCGAGGTTAGTAGCTTGGTTCACGAAATGCAGACAGCCGACCTCATTCAGTACGATATGAAGTGCAAGTACCATATGTACGATGGTAGCGGTATAACGCACACTTTGGAGGTAGACAATGACGGTAGCTGAATGGCGAAAAAAGCATAGGCGGTGTGAGTTCTGCACCTATCTCAAATTCATGGAGCCACCACCTAATTGCTTTGCAGATGGTTTCTTTTGTATTGCAAAGAGTAAAGCTGTACACCCAACATTGCCTAGACCTTTTTGCAGATTGTTTCGATTAAAGGAGAATGATTGTGATACCAGGATGGCAGATAGAGGCTTATGAAAGGTTACGGATTGAAATTGTGCGGTCTGTTGTAAATGACCTAAAAAGGGCATTGAGAAAAAGCAATAGGGAGGGAGCTGTTTGCAGGGAACAAATTGCTATGGAGCGGTGGTTTCGTTCACCGTGGGGGCAGTTTCTTTGTGAGAACAGAGGAGAGTACATAATTGAGCAATGCCACAAAAACTACAAAGCAGCTCATGGAAAATTGAGGGCAGCTCCTATGACCCAAGAAACAGAAGAAAAGGCGTATAGAGATTATAAGGATGGAATGTCCCCAAATGAGATTATCAAAAAGCACAATATAACAAGATATCAGTATTTCCAAATGTTACGGAGGCGTGGCAGATGAAACACAATGTATATTATCACGGCATCCCCGGTAAGAAATATGGAATTTACAATGGGGCCGTTAAGCAATTTCAGTTTGATGTATGTGAAGATACACCGATGTTAGCTTTGGCACGGCTTTATCAAAAGATAGGCGCTGATGCCAAGGATAAGAGATTTGAGCCTAGGATGCTCCCGGAGGTGGCAAGATGAAATTAGGAAGTTTATTTGATGGGTCTGGCGGATTCCCCATTGCTGGTTCTTTAATGGGCATTGAGCCAATTTGGGCAGCAGAGGTTGAGCCGTACCCTATATCGGTAACCAAGAGCCGATTCCCCAATATGAAGCATTTAGGAAGTGTTACCGATGTAAACGGAGGCAAGATAGAACCCGTGGACATTATCACTTTTGGATCTCCTTGCCAAGACCTTTCGGTGGCTGGTAAGAGAGCTGGCTTAAAGCACGAAACCGAGGGTGACGATGAAACTACACGAAGTGGCTTGTTTGTTGAAGCCGTAAGAATCATTAAAGAAATGAGGGAAGCAACCAATGGAGTATATCCAAGATTCGCTGTTTGGGAGAATGTACCAGGAGCATTCAGTAGTAACGGAGGAGAAGATTTCCGTATCGTCCTTGAAAAGCTCATCCAAGTCGCAGAGCCGTCAGCCGTTATGCCTGATGTTCCTAAAGGCGGATGGGCATACGCAGACAGTTACCGGGGTGACGGCTGGAGCATTGCGTACAGAACTTTTGATGCTCAATACTGGGGAGTACCCCAAAGACGCCGTAGAATCTACCTTGTCGCAGATTTTAGAGGTGAATGTGCCGGAGAAATTCTATTTAAGTCCAACGGCTTGCGAGGGTATTTTGAGGAGGGCAGAACGCCGTGGAAAGGAATTACCAAAAATGCTGAAAGAGGCATTGCAACAGATGATAGAGAGATCCCATACACACTAATAGTCCGCTCTGGGGTTGAGAAAGATTCTAAAGGTAAAGCTGCTGGAAAAGGCGCATTGATACAAAAGGATAAATCAGCCACATTATCCACAGTACAAGACCAATACCTTTTCCAACCAGTTACCTTTGAACCCGGCATAGCCCAAAGAGAGGGCGGACATATCTATGAGGGTGTAAGCGGTACATTGAGAGCCAATATGGGAGATAACCAAATGGCGGTGGCTTATGACGGAGCTACACCTGCGTTCTTTGAGTGGCACAGCCAAGATATGCGAGCCAAGGAAATTAAGAACGATGTTGCCCCAACAATATCCGCTGGAATGGGTATGGGCGGTGCAAATATGACAACCCCTATGCTGATAGCGGAAGTGTCCAAAACCTATTCCGTAGAGAACCACCCGGCAGACAGCCGAGTAAACCTAGACGAAAGCGGAAAGGTACAGACCTTAACAAGCCGTATGGGTACGGGCGGTGGAAATGTTCCTATGGTGATGGAAGTATTAGGGTTGGACAGAGCAAGTTTCAACCAAGGCAAGAATGCTCAGTTTGACTTTTCTATTACTGAGGACGGCACAGAGCCTACCTTGACCGCAAGAGGACCAGGGGCCGTGTGTTATTGCTTGCAAGATAAATCCATTGGCAGAAAGGAAGCTAATAGCTGTCACGGATTAGGTGTTGCAGAGGAAACGAGCTATACATTAACTGGCATAGACAGACACGCAGTTGTTTATGCCGTTGACCAAGGTGGTGGGAAATCCTCTTGTTGTGTTACCGAGGGAATAGCGCCAACCTTGACACGCACTAATGACGGCTCACCTGCTGTTGCGTATGGATTTGACCCCGGTGCCTCTAGAGATGTTGGGGATCTATGGTTTGAAGAGCAGAGCAAGACATTAACAAACGGCACTTGTCCCGGACACCACAACGGAGTGGTTTGTACTGATGTTGGTTGGCTGAATAGTGAGGATGGACAAAGCCCCACCTTATTGGCAAGGATGCATAAAGACCCCCATTTGGTTACTTATTGGGATGGTGGACAGACGGCTGGGACATTGACTGCTAACAATGCCGGGGGTAATCAAAGAATGCCGGACAAGGAAAACTTTAACGCAGTAATCGAGAGCAAACCCCACCGCTACATTGTCCGCCGCTTAACGCCAACGGAATGTGCAAGGCTCCAGGGATTCCCTGATAATTGGGGACACCCGGACAAAAAGGACACATTCACCAAGGAAGAGTACGAATTTTGGCTTGATGTAAGAAACACCCACGCAGCCATAAACGGCAAGGCAACCAAGAATTATACCAAAGACCAAATGCTGAGTTGGTATAACAAGCTCCATACTGATGGGGCTGAGTACAAGATGTGGGGCAACGGAATTGCTTTGCCAAATGCTCTGTATGTGATACAAGGCATAGCGGACACAATGAGGGAAGTAAATGGTTAAGTTAGTGGACACAAAGCCTCTATGGCGGTTTATAGATGCCCAAGAAGAAAGCTATACGATTGCCATAGGAGAAATAAAAGCCGGACACAAGCTGACGCATTGGATGTGGTGGATATTTCCGCAGTACAAGGGGTTGGGGGATAGTGATATGTCCAAATTCTATGCAATACAAAACCGAGAAGAAGCAAAGGTATACTGGCAAGACCCCATTTTGGGAGAGAGGTTAAGGGAATGCATAACGGCTTTGCTAGACCTAAAAACTAACGATGCGGTGGAAATATTCGGCCCCATAGATGCGCAGAAGCTAAAATCCTGTTTGACCTTGTTTTACTACCACGGTGGGATGGAGTTGTGTGGTAAGGCTTTGGACAAGTTCTTTCCAAGGGAGTTTTGTTGGAAAACGATTGGCATTTTACTAAAGGAGTGATGCACAATGACAGAGCGTGAGTTAATGTCACTTATTTACATTCAAGCGCGTATAGACAAAATAACCGAGAGAATAGCTGAGCTAGAGGAAGAAGATGGGTTAGGGTCTATGAATATGGATGGTATGCCCCACAGCACAACGCCCGGAAATCCAGTTGAGCGCATGGCACTGGCGAAAGCCGCACTACACGAACGGTTGCTGCACTTGAAAGCTGACCTGAAAGAGAAAGAGCTAGAGATTACGGAGTATATCGAGAGTGTGGAGCAAGAGGATATAAAGCTAATTATGGAGTTGCGGTTCATTGATGGCAGAGATTGGGGCAATGTTTCCGTAGAGTGGGAAGAAAGGACAGGAAAATACGCAGATAGGACTACTTTGGCAAAAAAAGTTAGAAAATATCTGTTTGAACACCCAAATTAGGGCTTATTTCCCCCATTTCCCACGATGTTGCAAATATAATTAAGATGGGCCAAGCCAAAAGCCCATCTGCCTCCTTTTCCTTTATAGGGTGCTGGGTGAAAGCCCAGGGGGTAACGAGCATTTTATTTTAGGTGGGCAACGCTTGTTAAAAAGAAAAGGAGAATTATATGGAGATTGTTACAGTACAGTTAGCAGATATAAGGGGCTATGAGAATAACGCAAAGCTCCATCCGCAGAGCCAAATTGAGCAAATAAAGCAGAGCATAGCGGATTTTGGCTTTAACGATCCAATAGCCATTGATGAAAACAATGTGATTATTGAGGGTCACGGCAGATTTAAGGCTATTCAGCAGATGGGTTATACGGATGTTCCTTGCATTAGGCTGTCCCATATGACCGAGCAACAGAAGAAAGCCTATATCCTAGCGCACAATAAGCTGACAATGAATACTGACTTTGACCCGGATATGTTAGCTATGGAGTTAGAGGGCATTATTGACTTTGATATGGAGGAGTACGGCTTTGATATTCCTGACATATTTGATGAGCCGGAAGAGCCTAACTATAAAGAGCAAACCCAAGAGATGAAAGAGAACATCTTAAACCTTGCTTATGCTCAGTTCCCCGGTGTGGGAGCTTATGACATTCCGCAGATTGAGCCTGTCTATGAGTTGCCACAAGTAACTGAATGGATAGGCTTTAATTATGTTTTGAGTGATAAGAACCCTGAGGGCAAGGGGGTACACTTTTTCGTAGACGATTATCAGTTTGAAAGAGTGTGGAATAACCCAGATGCGTACATTGAGAAGTTAAAGAAGTACGCTTGCGTTATGGCCCCGGATTTCTCCCCCTATGGTGATATGCCTTTAGCAACACAGATATTCAACCATTATCGTAAGCATTGGGTGGCTGCATACTGGCAGGCTCATGGAATTACGGTGATACCTACAATTCGCTGCAGCACAGATGAGCGCAGCTTAGATTGGTATTTGGATGGTGAGCCGGAAAACGGAGTTGTTGCCTATAGCTCTATGTGGGTGCGAGAGGATAGAAAAGAAGTATATGAGTGTGCGGTGCAAGAGTTCAACACTATGTTGGAAAAGCTGAATCCGTGCAAAGTATTAGTATATGGCAACCTTTTCCCCTTTATGGAGGGGGTAGAGGTTGAAAGAATAGAGAAGTTTACAGAAAAGAGGTGGGCTGATGCCTAAATCTAGCAGAGGCGGACAAGGTGCAAGGAAAGTAGATGGTGGATCTATTGCCCAATCCCATACTGGTGTTGTGATTAACACACAGAATACAATACCAGCCCCGGTACAAGCTGTCCGCAATCATACGCAGTACACGGATAAGGATGCCGCACAGATGATAGCAGCCAATGTTGATGCTTATGATGACCCGGATTTTAACTACGCAAGAAAGTTGTATGTTTCTGATGCAACAGATTCCTCCGGCTTCAGCTTCTCACAGAATCTTAATTATAAGCTAGATAACAATATCCCGCTGAATGCCAATGAGCAGTTTATGAAAGATATGCTCCAAAATGGTGTGCGCCCTATTGGCAAGGATACAATGCTGTTTAGAGCAGCTCACGATGACCTTTTGAAGTCTTTGGGTGTTAAGGACTATACCAAGATGTCCCAGGCACAGCTCCAGCAACAGTTGGTAGGCGCAACGATGCAGACCACCTCTTATGCAAGTTGGAGTTATGATAAGAGCAAAAATCCGTTTTTGCCCGGTCAGCCCGGCGGTGGTGGCAGAGAGGTATATATGGTAGCAAAAGCTAACGCAAGTACCCCAATGTTCTTTGGTGCAAAGTCGCAAGCAGAGGTTGTTACAAGCGTTGGTACAAATATGAGAATCAGCAATGTTTACTTTGATGGTACATACGCAACACCGAGATTAAAGAGCGGAAGAGTACCAAGAATTGTAATAGAGCTTGAAAGTTGGTAAAAGGAGTGTTATAGTATGGAAAAGAAGAATACCCCCCAGGACTATGGCAGATGGGGCAAGATGGGAGTTAAGGTAATCAGTAAGCCTACCGATAACAAGGGAGGCAAGAAAGATGCCTAAGAGTTCAAGAGGTGGTAAGGCTGGTAGCAGTTCGTGGAATCAATCGTTAGGTTATGCTGCCCCGGTTGGCAGACCCTGGACGCCAAATCTCACGCAATCAGCTCCAGCGCCGCAACCTACACCCCAGCCCGCTCCGCAACCTGTTCAGCCTATCCAACCTATTCAGCAGAATCAGCCTAGTGCTAGTTATGATGCATTTAGAAAGATGACCGATGACCAAAAGGCTGATGTCATTATGCAAGCAAGAAATACGCAAGTGCCTCTTTTCTTAGCACAGAATGACTTGCAAAAGGTTATGTATGGCTTGAAGCTGAACGATAAGCCCACATTGGTGGATGATAGTGTATTGGATACTCTACCGGGCAAGGAGTTGTTTAGAACGGTGAACGCAACAAATGACCCTGTAAACAGAATTAAGTACACGGCAACCGATGTTGCCTCACAGACCATCAAAGGCTCTGTAACAAGAGTTTCTGATACTGGTGGTTCAGTACACGGCAGAGGCATTTATTTTGCAGATAATTACCACGGCTCTACCTCGTACGGAAGAAGCAGAAATAACCTTAACCAAACAGCAGTTATCCGTGTTAAGCTAAGCCCCAAGGCAAAGACAATATCCACAACGGCGGCAGCAAGAGGAGTTACCAAAGAGATTAACAGCGGTTCTAAGTTGGGTAAGGCATTGTCCAAGATTGGACACCAAGACCAAACAGCCGTATGGTCATTGGCAAAGGGCTATGATGCTATGGTGGCAGGCAACGGATACCATGTTATTATCAATCGTTCCGCATTGATAGCAAGCAAGGATATAAAACCCGCTGGATACAGTTGGAAATAAGGAGGCATAAAAATGGAAAAGGAAAGAGTGCAAGTTGTGAATGTTGATGATATCGACATTGACGCCCTGGACAAAAAGTTTGAGATGCTTAGTGCAGAGGGAGCAAAGGAAATGGCAAAGAATTTTGGCGCTCCCAATTTGCAAGACTATGAGGGTAAGTAAAAGGCAAAAGGAAACAGGAGGCAAAAGTAAATAATGGGCGCACAAGGTGAAGATAAAAAGCCAGGGAGCGTAGAAAAACAACTTGCGGTATATGGTATAGTTATTTTCGTGGTTGCTTGCCTTTTATACTATGGAGCAATGAAGTTGTTTTATAAGCCAAAAACCACCGACAACCCCAATGTAACTGTAAGCACACAGATTCAGTATGAAAAAGTAAACTTGCAAGGTATGCTTGATGAGTTGGATGCAAATGCTATGAGAGCAGAAGAAAAGTACCAAGACAAGCATATTGAAATAACAGGTAAAATTAGGAGCTTCGACAGCGATGGGAAATATATATCCATTGTGCCTTGTGAGGCTTCTGATTGGAGTATCAATACTGTTAAGTGCAATTTGACAGACCAAACCCATAAAACATTCCTATTGGAGAAATCCGTGGGGGATGTTGTTACTGTCAAAGGTAAGGTATTTTCTATTGGTGAAGTGTTGGGGTATAGTGTAAAAATCGCAGAGATAAGTGACTAACTGAATAAGATTTAGGAGAGGGAATAAACACCCTCTCCTTTTTCGTGCAATTCTGGGAACACTACAAAAGTCGCCTGGCAGTTGACCGTATGGATCGTTAGCTCAATAGGTAGAGCATTCGGCTCATAACCGAGGTTATATAGGTTCAATCCCTATGCGATCCACCAAGGGGTGTGGTTTCCCTTTTGTAACCACCAGGGCATTTTTGGATGCCTCCTTTTAATATAAGCCTCAGCCCGTAAAAGAGGCTCTGCTGGTACCAGCCCTAGTGCAATTCTAGTTGGGCATATATGCGGTAATAGTTTAATGGTAGAACATTAGGTTTCCACCCTAAGAGTGAGGGTTCGATTCCCTTTTACCGTTCCAATTCCCAAAGCTGGCAGAGCGCAAAGGTATGACCAAATATCTAGGCTAGTTTCTTTACAGCCCTCCTAGAGGCGCATATCTTGTCAGCAGGGGCCGAGCTATCTGGCAATGAAAGCGGTGCTTTATGGTGAAGTGCGGCGACCAAGCGTGAAAAACCACCCGGCAAAGGCGTTTAGCACGGGAACGGCGGATGATTCACGAAACCATTATTGTTATATAAGGGAGGTGGGGAGGATGGCTAACGAAGAAAATTTGATTCCAATGAACGAAAGAACAAAGGAAGAACAAAGAGAGATAGCCCGGCAAGGCGGTATTGCTTCCGGCAAAGTAAGAAAGCAAAAAGCAGACCTAAGGAAAAGGCTGAGAGAGCTTGTTGATATGCCCTTGAGAGCTGGAGATATAGACGAGATAGAAACCCTAGCAGATGCAAAAAATGCTAACCTCTCTATTTCTGATGCCTTGCTTGCAAAACTTGTTGTAATGGCTTTAGGTGGCAATATAAAAGCTATGAACACTTTAATGGGTATGCTAGGAAATGACCCCACAGAGGCACAGGAAGCCCCACAGAGCATTACAAGTGGCTTTGTGGATGCTTTGAATGGCACAGCTATGGAGGTGTGGGCAAATGAAGCTCCAGAAGAAGAATAGCTTTAAGTGGCAACCATTTAGTGATAAGCAAAAGAAGATAATGACCTGGTGGTGTGATGCCTCCCCCTATCATAATTGGGATGGTATCATAGCTGATGGCTCTGTAAGAAGCGGTAAGACAGTATCAATGGCCCCGGCATTCGTTAATTGGGCTATGGTTAATTATGACGAGTGCGACTTTGCTTTATGTGGCAAAACAGTTGGCTCATTAAGAAGAAATGTTATCAATACCCTAAAGCAGCAGCTGATATCATTGGGCTATGAGTATGAAGAGAAGAGAACAGAAAACCTAATCGTTATAACTGACGGCAATCATACAAACTATTTCTACCAGTTTGGCGGTAAGGATGAAAGCTCCCAAGACCTAATCCAAGGTATGACCCTGGGCGGTGTGCTATTTGATGAGGTGGCGCTGATGCCGCAATCTTTTGTAGCGCAAGCAGAAGCAAGATGTTCCGTGGCTGGATCTAAGCTATGGTATAACTGCAACCCAAAAGGCCCCTCCCATTGGTTCAAAAAGGAATATGTGGATATAGCAAAGGATAAGAAGCTGTTATATTTGCATTTCACTATGAAAGACAACCTAACCCTAACCCAAGAGGTAAGGGAAAGATATGAGAGAATGTTTACGGGTGTGTTTTATATCCGTAATGTTCTAGGCTTATGGGTGACCGCAGAGGGCAAGATATACACAGCCTTTACAAAAGACAACATTATCCCGGTGACCGAGTGGTACGCAAGGGATAAGGACGGCAAGTATACCCACCCCCTAAGAAAGAAGATATCCATAGTGACTATGGGTGTTGACTTTGGCGGTAATAAGTCAAGCCATGCATTTAACCTAACAGGCTTTACAAGTGGCTTTAATGAGTTAGTTACCCTAAAGGAAAAGAGAATACTAGAGGATGTGACCCCCAACGAGCTAGAGGAACAGTTCCTAGAGTTCGTTAAGGAGTGCATAGCAGAATACCCCCAATTAACCACAGTATATTGTGATTCCGCAGAGCAAGTGCTGATAAGAGGCTTTAAGACCGTGCTGAGAAATAACGGCATAGCCCTATCAGTAAAGAACGCAAGAAAAGGTGAAATAATTGACCGCATTAGGTTCTACTGTCAAATGATGAACCAGATGCGGTATTTTATCGTTTCAAATTGCAAGGAAACAATACAAGCGTTTGACGATGCCGTATGGGAAGAGGATAAAGAAGATGTGCGTTTGGACGATGGCTCTACCAATATTGACAGCCTAGACGCCCAAGAATATTCCTCAGAGCCTTTTATGCGGACAATGATTGACCTACGGAGGAAATAACAATGATACCGTATGAAGTTAAAAGGAAGTGTGTTGACCAAGCCAACCAAGGCAAGAGGTATGGTGATATATATGATGAGCATATTAAGCCTTATAACACGATGTCATTCCGTTCATTTACAAGAAGAATGGCAGAGTGGAAAAGCAAGGTGGCAGAGGATGTCAATACATTGGATGCAGCCAACCTAGCTTATAAGTTTGCCCCACACGCCTCCACAGTTCAAGTGAACGGCAAAGGTGAGGTAATCCAAGCATGGATAAAGCAACACACAGAGGATCGCTTAGAGGAGCTTCTAGAGGCTATTAGAGATAATACCCCTATAGCACAGATTGAACCCAAGGTAATAGAAGATGCAGAGGGAATGTTAGAAATCCCCCTATTTGATATGCACTTTGGCATAGCTGACCTAGAGTTCTATAGAAATACCCTAGAAGAGATTTTGAGCATTATAACCAGTAAGCATTGGGATAAAATAATTATCCCGGTGGGGCAAGACCTTTTCCACAATGACAGTATATCTAAGGGAGTAACAACCAAAGGGACACCAATAGAAAAGATTGACCTAAGGCAAGCGGAATATGATGCTGAAACATTCTATTTTAACCTAATTGACACAGCTTTGGAGAAAGCCAATAGTGTGGATGTGATATATTCCCCTGGTAATCACGATAAGACAGTTGGATGGTTCTTTGCGAGGATATTAAAGACACGATATGGTGATATAGTGGATGATTCCCCAAAAGAGCGGAAAGCTGTATGGTGGAATGGGTGCTTTATAGGCATAACCCACGGAGATAAGCAAAGAGATACCCCCAATGGGTTAATGTGTAACTTTACAACGGAGTATCCGGCATTATTCGCAACGGCAACGGTGCGGGAGATCCATGCTGGACACCTACACAACGAGAGCAGCAAAGATGTGTATGGTGTGCAAGTCCGTAGAATGAGTACGGGCAATAAGGATGACGAGTGGACAATCGATGAGGGATATAAATCCAAGAAGCGCTTTATGCTTTTTGAGTATATGCCTAACAGATTAAAGTCAATCCATTATGTATAAGAGGTGAAGATATGGACGAGCAAGTAATAGCATATCTAAAAAGCAAGAGTTTATCCGTTATAACCAATGAGGACATAGCCACCAAGATGGAGGTATGGAAACAATGGTATAAGGGATGCGTTGATAAATTCCATAAGTACAAAGTCTATTCCGGCAAGAAGAAGCTAGAGATGGAGAGAAAGACCCTTAACCTCCCGGCTAAAGTGTGCCAAAGATGGGCTGATGTACTGCTTAACGAGAAAGTGGAAATCAATGTCCAAGACGATTATACCCAAGCCAAGTTAAACCACCTGCTAAAGCAAGTCAATTTCCGTGTAAGAGGTAATAACCTTTTGGAAACGGCTTTTGCTTTGGGCGGTGGTTTTCTTATTCAGTATTGGGACGGAGAAAAGACCAACCAAAAGTATGTGACCCAAGAGTTTATGTACCCCATTACATATGATTCAGGTAGGCTCACAGAGGCTGCATTTGCATCTCAAAAGACCATTGATGGTAAAACCTATGTTTACCTTGAAACCCACCTAAAAGACCCCAATACAGGCTTGTATGTGGTTGATAATGCATTGTTAAAGACCAACGATGTAAAGATGGGCAATGCTGGCGGTGTTGGTGGTTTGGTAGAGGTAGACAGCCAATTCTATGCAGAGCATGGCATTATCCCCAAGTGGGAAACCGGGAGCTTAACCCCTCTTTTCCAAAGAATTGCCCCCAATGTTGCGAATAGAGATGATTTCAATTCCCCCTGGGGTACTTCTGTATTTAGTGGGGCCGTTGATATCTTTGCTTCTTGTGATGCTGTATACGATTCTTTCTATAAAGAGTTCCTATTGGGCAAGAAGAGAATATTTGTTACCGATGGTGTGGCAAACCTTAACTATGTAAAGAATGGTGACGAGGTAGACACAGTAGAGGTATTTGACCCCAACGATGAAGTATTCTACCGCATTCCTGATATGGACGAGGGAACACCCCCTATTCAGCCCGTGGATATGACATTGAGAGTGGGCGACCACGCAACAGCAATTCAAACGCAGCTTAACCTATTGTCGCAGACTGTGGGCTTTGGCTCTGATGGCTTTAAGTGGGATTTAGGTGGCGTCACAACGGCAACCCAAGTTATATCACAGAATAGTGAAATGTTCCGCACGATTAAGAAGCATGAGGCAGTTTTGGAAGATGCCATTATTGATATGGCTAGGGGCTTACTTTATGTGGAGGCTATCTTTGGCGGTGATGGTGCAATCAAGCTGGATGCTGAAATCACAGTTGATTTTGATGATTCCATTATTGAGGACACAGCAGAAATCAAGCGCCAAGCTATGTTGGAGCTGAATGTGGGGCTTATTTCTAAGGCTGAATACTATAGACAAGTCTATAAGCTAGGTGAAGTACAAGCCCTTGAATATGAGGCTAAGATGTTGGGAGAAATAGTGGCAGAAATGCAAGCTATCCCGGTACAAGAGGAGCCAGAGCCGGAGGTGTGATAAATGCTATCCGACAATGAGTTAACAGCACTAACCCAACCAATAATTGAAATATACAACCAAATTGAAATGGCGCTTTTAGAGGAAGTGGCAAAGAGGTTTGATGTATATGACAAAATAGGCGGTTCTCTAGAGTGGCAGTTAAAGAAACTAGACGAGCTAGGAGCTTTGACCACCGAATCCGTTAAGGTAATAGCTAGTATGAGTAAAAAGGGTGAAAAGGAAATAGCCCAAATGCTCAATGATGCTAGTTTAGGCAATATTGATATGGATCTATTAGATGTTGCCTTTACCAATGGATTTATTTTTGTTGACCCTAAAAAGCTGATGCTAAATGATGCCCTTAGAGCCACCATAGAGCTTAGCAATAAGGAGCTAGGGCAAACATACAAGCTAATCAAAACAAAGGCTCTAGAGAGCGCTAGACAGGCTTATTTGGATGTTATAAACAGAGCCTATATAGAAACCGCAAGTGGAATATATGACTATAACACCTCCATTAGAGGAGCTTTGCGAGATATGGCAGACCAGGGCATAACCGGGGCAACATATCGCAGAGGAAATAAATATGTCAAGTATTCCATAGAGGGAACAGTACGGAGAGATACCATAACCGCAGTAAACCAATTAGCCAACAAAGGGGCCGAGCAGATAACAAAGGAAATCGGTGCGAAGTATGTGGAAGTATCAGCCCATATAGGTGCTAGAGTGTCCAATAACCCCATAGCCAACCACGCGGGATGGCAAGGCAAGGTATATAAGATAGAGGGTAGTGAAAAGGGATATCCCAACCTAAAGGAAACCACAGGTTACCCGGACGATATACAAGGTTTAGGCGGTGTTAATTGCCGTCACAGAATGTTTCCCTTTTTCCCCGGTATAAGCGTTCCTAACCCCCACCAAATAGACGAGGAAGAAAACAAGAAAGTCTATGAAGCGACCCAAAGGCAAAGGGCAATGGAACGAAATATACGAGCTATCAAGAAAAGATTGATAGTTGCAAAGGCTTCTGGTGATACCGAGAAAGCTAAAGAGTATCGCAAGAGCCTAACACAAAAGCAAGCCGAAATTGAGCAATTCTGCAAGAAGAACGGCTTACGCAGACAAACAGAAAGAGAAATGGTACAGGAGGAGTATTGAAAATGGATGAACTTTTGAAAGCAAAGACCCGATATGAGGAATTGATTGAGCGGATGGATGCCGATATGGTTACTGCCGAGCAGTACAAGGCAGACTTGTTGGAGCGCTACAAATCCAGTCTGGCTTTGGAGCAGCTTATCACGATCCAGTCCCAGGTGCTTCGTATCCAAGACTATATCACGCAGAAATTCAACAACAAGGTTGAGATTATGCGTGGATATGATGAGCTGTTAAAGGCTATCGATGAGGAAAAGGCTAAAGCTGAATAACCTCTTTGATAAATGCCCACCGTAAAGGCATATAAAGAACGGAATATTGCCCGGTATGGCATATAAACTGCCAACTCTTGCGGATGACACCGCATATAAAAACAAAGGAGTTATGAGTATGAACATTGAAGTATTGAAAGACCATTTGAGCGAGGAAACCTATTCTGCCGTTGCAGAGGAGCTGAAAGACAAGG